ATGAGGACTCAAAGGAACCCAATGTGGTCAAGTTGCCAAAGCCGCCCTCACAAGCGTCGTTACTGGCTTCTATGGCAGCCGCAGCGGCCTCTACGACCCAACAGACACCCATCTTGCCACCGCTGACGCCTCAGCAGCCACAACGCCCTACGCAGGCCGCCCAAACCACGCAACCCACTGCGAAATCTGTACGGTTCGCAGCGAACCCAGTGTACATACCACCACCGGCTTTCATAAGCTTTACAGGAGTACTTTCGCGGCTATTCTCTGGAAAACCACCGTTCCGTGCGCCATTCGTGCCCATCGTGCTTGAGCCACTTGAGGATGATACGCCTGAAGTCGCGGCCGTCCTGCGTGAGTCTGAGGCCATTGCCTCAACTTTGTTGAACAACAAGGATTTGGATAGTAAAGCTGACCGAACTGCCTATGTGGCAAAGCTTTCAAACAGGCTGAGGCACTCTGTGGCTGCGACATTGGGCTATGCGTTGGGACCAAGGGTAGCGAAGATTGTGAAGACAGCCGAAAGACAGGCTCTTGACGAACGCATTAGCGGGGCACTTGACCGACGCATGAGCCCATACTCTGAGTCGATCGTGGATGTTTTGTTCGACTCCATCGCAGGGGCACCTCAAGCTGACCATTCATCTAGGGAGCTCTTGCGAGAACGAGTATACCATGGGTCACCGATGTTCACCACTGAAGCCGACCTCGACGGAGACACCCCCATGCAGCGTTTGAGCGATCTTGAAAAATCACCGATTTGTTCACGACGAGCAAGCCATTGGGCGCGCAAGTTTCTGTACCCGACGTGTGGTTTGTTGAGAGTATTCTCCTACGCAGCTGTTGAGGAGTCGATTAAGCACTGCCTATTTCGGCTATATTCGACTTCACTACCACAGCGCTACCACGTGTATGACTATTGTCCCGATGGGGTTCAGCAGGTGCGGGTGACTAGCCCCATAGCTGACGATATTCGGCTGGTTGTATCGCCCATCCTAAGTGGGAGCCTGAGTGCCCCTGAGAGCTGGCAACTCCGCATCCCTTACTCTTTACCGAAGGAGCAATTCGAGGTGAAGACCACCATCACTGCTGAGCGTCTTTCGAACTATTTACCACGAGCTTGTGACTTGCCAAGGGTTGAGAACGGGTGGTTGAGGAAGCGGCTTGTAACCCGTGAAGTGTCAGATGCAAATTTTCGGCTCAGCCTCACGAAATTCGCAGTCGGAATTGTTGGGTTGGTCTCATTGGTTGAGTCTGTGCTGGCTGAGCGGCGGCGCAGACGGTGGCTGTGGCGTCGGTTTGCAACCCGCCTGCTGTACTCTTTCGTGTCCCATTCTCTATTATTGCTCCTACCACAATCGAATGCTGTGTTGGCACACGCAGCGCTCAATTCTGTCACATTCCTTTTAGGATATGATCTCCAGCTGAATGTTGTTGGTGCCGTGTGCACACAGGAACAGCGACATGATCGCGTACCGACTCAACCCGGCTATGTTGAGAGGCGGAACTGCACTGCCACCGCGAAGGACGAACCCTGCGATGAGAAATTCGGGGCAAGGTCGCTGTGGGGCGTTGACGGTTTTTACGCGGATGTGTATAG